CGCGCGCGGCCAGGTGGTAGCGGTGGCGGTCGCCGTCGCTGCGCGTCAGGGTGATGGCGTCAAGATCCTGCCCGGCGGCGTTCTTGGTGCTGTCTATGGCCAGGAACACCAGGCGGCCCTTCTTCACCGTGGCCACGGCGTCATGCTGGCGGCCCAGGCGGGTGAGGAAGTGCACATCGCTTTCGTTGGTCTGGTCGATGTGGGGCACCTGCACGTCCTGCAGGTCGGCGTCCACCTTGGATTGCAGGCCGTTCTTGGCGGCTATGTCGCGCACGATCTGGCCCAGCGTGGCGCCGTGCCAGCTGTGGCTGGCGCGCTGTCGCAGGGTGGCGCGCAGGTCGGCGCTGCGGCAGCGCAGTTGCACCACGTCGGGGGCGCCGCTGTGCTCTATCTCGTCCACGGTGTACAGGCCCTTGTCCACCATGCCGGTATGGCGGTAGCCCAGCTGCAGCGCGATCTCTCCACCCACGGGCGGCATGGCCAGGTTGCCGATGGAATCGTCCAGGGTGATCTCCAGCTGGTCGGCCTCTTCGCCCCGGCTTTCCGTCAGCTGCAGGCGCATCAGCAGGGGCCGCACGGTGGCCGATATGTCGCTGCCGTTCACTGTCAGGCTGTACTGCACCTGGCGGTATACGCCGGCGGGGTCTTGCAGGTCGGCCATTACATCCACCATTGCCAGTCGTCGCCCGTCCACCAGTCGCCCCAGTCGTCGCCGCCGTCGGTGCCGCCGCCGGGGTCGGCCAGGGCATCGTCCACGCGCGCCAGGTTGATGGTGAATTCCACGCGCCGCGCCACGCCCTCGCGGATGAACAGGCTGCCTGACTCCTCGATGCTTTCTATCACCCAGGCGCCAAATGTCTCGCCCGCGCCGTTGACCAGGGCGTAGGCCTTGCCGTCATCGGCCATGGCGCGCAGGCGGTCTAGCGCCTTGCGCTCGCCCATGAACTCGGGCGCCTTCAGGCCGGTGAGGGTGATGGTTTCATCGCCCGGCCCCAGGTACTGGCGCGCGGGCCGGGCACCTACGCGGCTGTTGCTGGGGTGGCGCCAGCTGCTGGCGCGGCGCAGTTCCTGGTAGGCCAGGGTATTGAGGGCAAAGACGAATTGCCCCAGGGCGGCCATCATGGGTTGGGTTCCTTGGCTTAGTCGGTGTCTGACAGTGCGCTGTAGCGCCGGCTGGCCTGCTGGCGCTCGCGCCGGTCTAGCTCGCTGGCCACGGCGCGGCCTACGGCGCGTTCGTCCATGCCCGGCGCGGCGTTCACGGTGATGTTGTAGCTGCCGCTGCCCAGCGTGCCGGCAGGGCGTGGCGCTGCCATGGTGATGGGGGCCTTCAGCGCTGCCCCCGTGCCGGCTGCTGCCGGCATGGCGGCGGCTGCGCCCACCACGGCGGCGGCGGCTGCGGCCTTGCCCCCTGCGCCGCCCATGCCCAGCACGCTCTTGGCGGCGCTCCAGGCGGTGGTGACCAGGCCCTTAATGATGGAGTACATGCCCATGGTGGCCGCGTTCAGTCCCCATTCGATGCCCTCCCAAATGGCAGCGCCCATCTTCATCCATTCGCCCTTGTCGAAGAACTCCTTGATCTTGTCCCACTGCGCATACAGGCCGGCGAACAGGCCCACCAGGCCCAGCACGATGGCGGCTACCGGGTTGGCACGCGCGAACATCGTGAGCAGGCGGAACACGCCCATGATCCCGCCCTTGAGTACGCCCAGCCAGGCCGCAGGCGATGCGATGGCGGCGCCCATGGCCTTGAACATGCCCGCCATGCCCAGGCCGCGCAGGGCCGCCCACGATGTGGTCAGCCAGCCAGCCGCCCTGGCCAGCAGCGCTACGCCGCCGGTGGCGCCGGCCGCGCCCACGCGGGCGGCCAGCAGGCCCAGGCCAAAGCGCGCGGTCATGAAGTTCAGCACCGCCAGCGGCCCCAGCACGGCCACCAGCGCCATGCCCAGCCCGCCCAGCACCACCAGCAGGCCGGCCGTGCCTGCTGCCAGCAGCATCAGCGCCTTGGCGGCGCGCGGGTTCTCGCGCGCCCAGGCGCCTACGCCTGCGGCCAGCTCGCCCAGCCAGCCCAGCAGGGCCTTGAGTTCCGGGGCAATGCTGGCGCCCAGGTCTTTGAGCATGTTGGTAAAGCTGCCCTGCGCGGCCTCGGCGGTGTTGGCCAGGGTCTTGAGCTCTTCGTTAATGCGCATGCGCAGGTCGGCCTGGGCGTGCATTTTTTGCAGCGCCTCGTCGTAGCCGGCCCGGCCCTTTTCCATCAGGGTGCCCAGCACCTGGTGGGTTTCGGCGTCGTCGCCAAAGATCTTCTTGAGCACGGCGATGCGCGCCACATCGCTACCTATGGCCTTGAGCTTGTCGAGCTGCTCGAACAGGTTGTCAAAGCCGGCGAACTTTCCCGCCTTGTCAAAGAACTTCAGCTGTACGCCCGTGCCGGCCAGCATCTTGTTGGCCTTGGCGACTTTTTCCGCGTCCATGCCCAGCTGCACCACCTTGCGGATGGCGTTGCCGGCGGCCTCGCCCTTCATGCCGGCCTGATCCATCATGACCAGCATGGGGGCAAGCATGTTGCTGGCCTCCAGGCCCTTCTTGCCCAAGAGCGGCATGATGGCCGCCACCTTGGTGAAGCCCTGCAGCATGTTGTTGGCGTCCACGCCCAGGTAGAAGGATCGCTGTATCGTGTCCATCAGGCCCATCATGTCGGCCTCGGTGGTCTGGGTGGCGTCCTGCATCTTGGCGGCGAACTCGGCCGCTTCGGTCACCGGCATTCTGAGCTGCACGCCCAGGTAGGCCGCGGCCTCGCCCGTGCCGCCCAGGATGGTCTGGGCGCTGATGCCCTGGCGGCGCAGCATGGCCATCATGTTGATGAATTCGGCCGTGGTGCCCGGCAGCTTGTCGCCCAGGCGCTCGGCCAGGGCGCTGATCTGTTCGAACTCCTTGGGCAGCGAGCCGTCCGCGCCCATGAACGCCGCGCGCAGCTGCGATGTTGCCGTATCGGCCTCGGCAAACGCCTTCACGGCTGGCATCATGGCGCCGCCCAGGCGCTGGCCGGCCATGTAGGTTCCGGCGGCCATGGCGCCGCGCATGCCCAGGCGCGCCATGTCGGCGCCGTGCTTCTCGCGCAGGGTGCGCAGGCGCTCTTCCACCTGTTGCTGCTGCTGCAGTTTGCGCCGCTGGGCATCGATCTGGGTGTTGGCTGCGGCAATGCTGGCGGCCAGCTGTCGCTGGTCTACGCTGGCGTCGCCCCAGCCGCGTGCGGCCATGTCGGCCTGCAGCTTCTTGACAACATTCAACTGTTTTTCATAGTCGGCCGTCAGGGCCTTGGCGGCGGCGCCGGTCACGCCCAGCGCCTTGGCCTGTTGCAGTTGCTCGCGGGCGTTGTCTAGTTTGTCGCGCTCTCGCTCGAAGTTGGTCAGGGCGCGCTGCTGGGCCTGCAGTTTCTTGAGTGCGGCCTCGGTTTCGCCCAGGGCCTGGGCCGTGACCTTGCTGCCGGTGGCAATGGTCTTCAAGGGGCCTGTCACCTTGTCCACGGCGGCCAGCAGCACCTCCAGGCGCAGCTTGTCAGTCATGGAGCACCCCCTGGCGCGCGCGCGGCGCTAGGGCTGGTGGATACCCGCCTCTGCCAGCAAGGCCGCTTCCTGCGCCCGGTCGGCGCGATTGCGCGCGGCGCGCAGCTGCCGGGCGCTGTGCCGGCCGGGGTCGGTGATCGCGTCCAGTTCCATGTCCTGCAACTGCGCCTGCAGATCCTGCGCGCGCTGGCGCAGCGCATCGGCGGCCAGCTGCTGGCGCTCGCGCGCGGCATCGGCCTGCAGGCATTTGCCGTAGGCGGCCAGTCCGAGGAAGGCAATGAAGGCGTTCATGGCCCGGCATCTTACGTCCTTGTGTCAATGTCGTTCAGGGGGCGGCGTGCATGGCGTTGTGGCGCTCTATGGCCAGGTGGCGCCACTGCATCAGCTCGGCCAGCTCCATGGGGGCCATGGTGGCGGGCGTCCAGTGCAGCAGCATGGCCAGGTCGGCCATGGCTTCTTCTACGCGCTCAGGGATTCCATGGCCGCCTTCGGTACCAAAAAAGCGGCCACCTCCATGCTGCAGGCCACCAGGTCGGCCGGGTCCATGTCGTCTACCTCGTGCTTGAGCAGGGTGGGCACGCTGATGCGCGGCAGCAGCGCGGCCACGGCGTCGGCCTTCATTTGCAGCAGCTCGGCGAGCATCAGGCCGCGCAGGTCGCCGGTGCGCGGCTTCATGAGCTGCAGCGTGGCGATGGTCTCGCCCTTGCGGGCGATGGGGTTTTGCAGCTGTACGGCGCTGGTGGCGCGGGCGGTGGGGGTGGTGCTGGTGGTGGTTTCGTTGGTGGTGTTCATGGGTGGTTCCTTGGGGTGCTGTTCAGAAAGTGGGCGGCTCAAACGCCCAGCGCGGCGCGGGTGGCGGCCAGGTTGTCCACGCCGTCCACCACCTCGACCATGTTCACCAGGTCGATCTCGATCTCCACGGCGCCGTCTACCACCTGCTTGTAGTAGCTCAGGCTGTATTTGTAGGTGCGCTCGGTGGCCTCGCCGGCCTTGCTGCTGCCGGGGTCGATTTCCGTCAGGCGCCCGCGCATCACCACCTCGACGGGGGTGACGGTCTCGCTGTCGTCGGCCTGCACGGCGCCGGCAAAGCGGATCATGACGGCGTCATGCGTGCCGGCGCCCCATTTGGCGGCCAGGCCCTTGATCCAGCCGGCGCCCTTGATTTCGGCCTCCATCTTCTCCTGGCCGTAGTCCAGATCCAGCGGGCCGTTCATGCCGCCGCCGCGGTATTCGTCCATCTTGCGGGTCAGGGTGGGCAGGGTGACTTCGGGCACCTCGCCCATGTAGTTCACGCCGTCGATGAAGGCGGCGAAGGCCTTGAGTTTGCGGGGCAATGCCATGGCAGTTCTTTCCTATGTGTTGCGGGGGGTGGGCGCGCTTACTGGCCGGTGCTCACGCGCACGGCAAAGTCGGCGTAGTACTTGTCGGTAATGCGCTGGATGAACTCCAGGTCTTCCAGCGGGGGAACCGGGGTGTAGTCGTAGTCAATGGTCATCTTGCCGCTCTTCAAGGTCTCGGTGGTGTTGACCTCCCAGTCCAGCCAGGCCCGGCCGTCCAGGATGTAGCCGCCCGCCTTGAGGCTGCGAAAGCGCGCGTTGATGCCCTCAACGATGTCCTTGGCCAGCTTGGGCGTCATGGGCTTGTCGATGAATTCGAAATGCCCCTCGGCCATGGTGTCGGCCAGCACATGCGCGGTGCGCGTGGCGGTCTCGAACGAGAACACTTCCTGCGTGCTGCAGGTGCGGTTGCCCCAGAAGCGAAAGCCCTGCTTGCGGATCAGCG